TTATCTCCAATTTTAAACGTTGGTTGGAATTTAGGTGTCTGTTCAAACAACTTAGAGAAATGCGCTACCATTTCATTAAGCGAACTAAGTTTAATTTTGGCTACATCAATCAACCGGATTCCGCAAAAGATTTCAATCATCTTCTGGGCCACAAATTCCTCATCGTTGCTATTTTCTTGTACTTTTAGGAAATCAACGTAATGTTTTAACGGGATTTCGTTTAATGAAGTAGGTACGTTTATTTGCAATTCCATATCTGTATAACTTATTTTTTTGTTAGTTGTTGCACGTGGTTATAAGCCTCTCGTAACATCGTTAAATGTACGCGCATTTTCTCAGGGTTGTTGAAGATTATTTTGATTCGTTTTCCGGTACGCTGCCTGATATACTGCTCTACCAAATAGCACATTGCCTCCGTGTAGTTCTCTGACATTATCGAATGTTATAAGTACCGTAATTCTTCTTAAGTCCTAGCGTTTCCATCTCGTGGTATCTAAGCGCATCTATACCGTGATCCAATCCGCCTGCAGGGTTACGGCCTCTGTTTCCTGCCTTATCAACATCCCAACAATAAGCGCGAAGTTCTTTGATCAGGTTCGTACTTTGTTTGGTTACTAGGTATTCCTGTTGCTGCATTACGTCAATACCGTAGTTAATAGAATCCTTGCCCTTAGTAACGCCTTTGATCGTCTTTCCGTAGCGTTTAATCTCGTCAATAGATTTCGGTTCTGAGCTATCCGCGTAGATAATAACGCCAGACGGAAGCACCTTTACTATGTCAGAGTTCAGCATCCCTGTGCGGTAAACTAATTCGTTTACAATTCGCTTTCCGTTCCAATTATAGATTTCAATAGCTGCCGTTGGATCGTTAGTATATCCAAAGTCCAAACCTATGCCAACTAAACGCGCATCTTCCGGTACCTTGTCAATCTCCTTCCAGTTCTCAAAGATTACGCCCTCTAGCATTCCAACTTCTCCTAAACCATAAACGCGCCACCAATTAGCCCAATAGTTAGACGTTGTAGCTTTGTCGCGGTTCTTCTCAATTTGCGTTACTATGCTTTGATCTAACGCCTCATTGTCTTTGTACGTTAAGATTATGAAATCCGCATCCGGTTCGTGTTTTAGTTCCTTATGTACCCAGAACTCATTTGCCGGGTTGAAGTCTAAATAGATTTCGCGCTTGGTACGGATTGAAAGCTCATTGTAAGATTCAAACGTAATGTTGTTACACTCGTTTATGTACAAAACGTCGCGCCTTGCGCCTCGCAATTTGCTGGAATCATCTGCGGAAAAGAACTCAATGTAACTTCCGTTTTTAAACGTGTAGGTTAGCAGCGATTTGTTGAACTGCCCATCTACGTACCGATTAGTCCAGCGCATAATTTTCAAGAAATCTTTAAGGGCCCCGCGGCGCAAATGCGGTATTGATTCAGCAACTACGCTGATCTCACAGTTAGGTTGTTTAATTGCTCGGTCTATAAGGATTGGCAATATACCGAATGTCTTTCCTGCTGAGGTTCCCCCCTGTATAATCTTTATCCGTTTTTTTAACGAAAGTATTTTGTTAATAGACGTTGTTCTCGTAAACATCCAATTTTTGTGTAAGGTATATGTAATTAGCTTTCAATCCTAAATAACCAACAGGCACAAAATATATTTGATACCCTTTATATGTTTTAATTCTGCATTCAAAGTTAGATGCTGCGTAGTAATGCCATTCCTTGCTATTTGTTTTAAAAGCAGATTGGTCTATCATTTTCTGAAGTATTTTTTTAAATCGTCTTTTTGACGTGCACTTAACCTTCATTGCTTACATCTGGAAATAAAGGTTGCTCTATGTTTGTTTGTTCTATCTGCTGAAGCGGTGCGCCATAGCCGGAATCCATCAAAGCCTTGTAGGCTGACACGTCTCCTTCTCGGGCTTTCTTGATCAGCGCTAAAGTCATTAAATCCTCTTGGCTCATCGTTTCCTGTTCGCCTGTTAAAGGGTTCTTTAGCGATTGATTAACTTCTAACCATCTGCGCGCAATCGTGCTTCGGTTTTTACTGCCTTTTGGTCGGCCGTTTGGGTTTCCGCTTTCGCCTTTTTTCCATCGTGGTTCTATTTGTCCTTTTCCTGCCATTGTTCGTTGTATTTTGGTTGTTTAGACTCCTTTTAGTGGAACCTTTAAAATTGGGTTGAAATCAAACTTTCTTTTGCTTTTATTATCCTTTACAATTATTTTGCTTCCCCATTTCTTTTGCAATAATTCAAACTGCTCAGTTTCTTTTTGTACATTTCGATACGTTGCACAACCTCCTGCTTGTTCTGCTTGCTTTACATCATAGTTAGCAAAGTTAACTCTTAAACATCCTCCGTGTTTTTTTATGTGCTGCAGGGTAATATCATAGTCCTCCTTTAAAGGTAAATCTAAATCGTATCTAATTTCATTTTTTAAATGCGCTTGAAAAGGTCCTCCAATATATTGCAATGTTCCAAAAGGAGTATGTTCCATATACGCGCCTTTATCTTGAACGCAATTCAATCCCCAAAATTTAAAACCAAAATCATCACATAATATTGCCATTTGTTCCGCAAATTCTAATAATTCATCTGGTTCTAATTTGAATTTCTTTTGGTTTTCCCATCTAAATATTCCCTTGCAATCATCGTCTAATAAAATTAAACAATCTGCATCCTCAAATAAATTATCTAGTATGTAATTTCTAATGCGGCACAAATTTCCCTGAGCTTCATCTGGAACTATTACAATATCATTGCCATTAGTTATGTATTCCTGTGCTTCTGATTTCCTTACTACTAATTTAACAAAAGGGTAAGTTATTTGAGTAATGCTTTTCTCAGGTCTTTTATACGAAGGTGCAAAAAATTTTACTTTCATCTTATCCTTCTTTAATTTTTAGAATCGCATCAGTACCATCCATAACTCTACCCACTCCTTTAGCCCAAGGTTTGCCATTAGCTCTTTTGGCGTGAGTGCTTTTGAGTCCAAAAATAGACTGCGCTTGTATCCAATCAATATCTGTATTAAACTTTAAAACAATGTAATTGCTTTGCTGATCAAGTTCTGTACTAAAAATAATTTCTCCTTCTTCTTTAGGTTCTTTTAGTCCGGGTACGTCTAATCCCCAATCTTCTAATTGTTCCGCTTCAAAAGTATTTGCTAATTCATCCCAATCCCATTCTCCAAAGCCTACGTTATCTTTTACAATAAATTCGTCTTTCTGTAACTCCGTTAAACCTTCAGCCTTGACAATATACACCTCTTTTAATCCAGCTTCTTTGCAGGCTTTTAAACGCATATTCCCGCCCAGAACTATATTGTTCTCATCCACTACGATCGGACGTAGCTCCAGCATTTGCGGAAACTCCTGTATTGATTTGACTAACTTTTTAAACTTATCGTCTTTGATTAGTCTCGGGTTCTTTGGGTTACCTTTTACCTCTGTAATTTTTACTTTGTTTACTTGCATTTTCTGTTATTTGGTTTCTACAAACTGCTACTCTTTGGTCTATGTTTGGGTATTCGCGTACCATTACCGGATCCATTATGCACCTTTGTACAAATTCTCCTTCCTGTTCTTTTGGTAATCGTTTAGGTATTGGCATTATATATTGAATTGATGTGAATCTACTTTGTTATAGTATTGGTTTACTCCGTCTTTTAGTCGGCGTACCATCTTAATAGTAAGCAACCTACCGCCTAAAGGTTTTGCAGGCGCTCCGCGTTCTACGTGCCAACCGTGGTCTCCGTCTCCGTATTCCTCTTTGTAAGTTCCGGTTAACATCATATGCAAATGTCTCTGAGCGCTTGAATATCCGCTTTTAGTGCTATGTTTAACCATTTCCCTTACGTCATTACGCGCTGCGTTCTCGTGAATATGTCCCATCGTAAATACATCAAAGTCCTCGTACATTTCAATTGCTCGCGTTAAGTTCAAAGCTCCTTTTGTAACTACTCCGCCGCCTCCACTTCCGTGGTAATATTTTACTTTGGTAGTTAAGTTCGTGTTTGCCGAATGATTCCTAATAATCAACCAACCTCCGTAGCCGCCTGTCATAACGTTAGAACCGCATTTGTAGTTCAGAAGATCAACAAAACGGCGCAGTAAATCAGTTTCCTGCCATTTAATGATACCTGTCTCGTGGTTGCCGTAGCCAATAACAGTCAAGATACTAGCGTAAGGTGTAAACCAATCTACGGCCGTTTCTACAACTGAATCTAAATAGCGCGCATTGTTATGCTCTGGGCGTATGTCCGACTTATTCCTACGGTTGTCTCCACTCCCCTGCATTAAGCAAAAGGTATCATCATGTAAAAAAGCTTTGATGTCGTGCTTTAAACAATAGTCTAGATGCTGTTTTAATAGCTCCTGATCGCATTTAGGGTTGTCCCAATGTATATCGCTTAGGAAAGCAATTTTAACATCCTTAGAATCAAAATTTAATTCGTGGACATTTCGGCCGTGTCGAATCAGCTTCATCCTTCGTAAGAGTTATAAACTTCTTTAAGGTCGTTCATTATTTCTATCCAGCAACTAGGGCAGGTTGTAGGAGATTTTCTTTTGTTAAAAACGCGCTGATACATTGAAAGGATAGTTGCCTGTTCTGTTGGCGTTAGGCTATACTTTTTATTGATATCCATTTCTGTAAGGTAGTTATATTCGTCTTCCGTTAGGCAGTTGAAATAAGGGAATCGCTGATTTAGTTTCTCCTTACGTTCATTGCATCCGCAGTCATCTCCTGCGATAAATTTAACTACTGCCGCAATACCGGTTGCCTCTAGTACATTTTCAACCGTATCGCCTAATCCTTTTGCTTTTCTTGGTCTTGCCATTTTGTTTACTTTTTAAATTCTTTGGTTAATTTAATTAACTCACGTTTGAGCGTTTCATTTTCCTTTTCTAATATTCTATTTTCATCATTAAGCTCTTGGATTCTTTCATCCTTGTACTTTAATTGCTTTACAGTGCTTTCAATGTAAGCGTTTAATACTTCTAAAATGTGTTTCATATCAATTCAAAATCGTTATTGTTATAATCCTGCCAATCTTCGCCTAAGGCTTCGTTGAGCTTTTCCTTGCATTTCTTTATAGTATAGAATATGCTGCGCGTTCCTATCCCAACTTCTTTGCTTAACTTTCTGAAGGAGTACCCTGTATCGCGATAAAGCATAAAAATCTGCCTATCGTAATACTCCCAGCTTTTCATTTCTTCGCGTATCTTATCTTCAAAGCGTTCTAATGCTTCCCATTTTTCCGTGTTTTCCTGCGTTCTAACGGTGTTTTGTATGCTATCGTATGGAATTATATCGCTGGCTTCTTTTTTCGTTATGTCGTAAAACATATTGCGAAGCGTTACCCACATCAAAGCGCGGTTTATTTGTCCGTTTTCAAAATACTTTTGCGGATCGCCAATCTTCATCAGCTTAATGTAGCATTCCTGTACTATGTCATCAGGGTAATCAGTACCAAAAGAACGTACAATGGCCACCCATTCTTTGTGATGAGCGGCCATTACCTGAATCCAATTATGTTTTGTTACTTCCAATCTAATTCAAAAATAACGTTTAAAATCATTAAACCAACGCCTCCGGTGCTGATCAACAATCCAAAGCCAAAGTTGTCATCTATGTGAACTTTAGCCTTTAGTTTAGTAAGTCGCTTCATACGTCTCTAATATTTCTTTATACTTTTTTACTCTTTCAATACTTCTGTTAACGGAATCTAATCGCTTTGCATACATTGTGTATAGCTCATCCATCAGCCCCATCATTTTTAAAGCATTGATTGAATACAAAATTACTTCCTTTCTTTGTTTAAAACCGCTTAAATATCTATCTGTTGCAGATATAATATCATTAACGTCTGTAAAATTAACTCCGTACTCGTAATTAATCTTCATTAACATATCATCCAGATCAATAAAACGGCCTTTAGAACAACAGCCATCGCAGGCGTGATCTTTCCAATCTTGCGCCCAAGGTTCGTAATTCCCTGTAACTTCTTCCATATAACAGCCTTCGCCGTTACACATTTCGCATTTTAAATAACTAATTGCAATCATTGTTTCGTGTTTTAATTGTTTGAACAAATATAATAATAATTTTAATTATATTAATTTTTTTAAAATATTTGCTAATCGCTGCAGGGTTGGCGTTGATAGGTTTTTGCCGCGTACAAATAAATAAATGTTTGACTGATAAAGCTGGTTCTCTACGCAAAATGACGTTAGGCTCCTTCCAGATAGTTCTAAGTGTTTAATAAGGGCAGCGCGAACAATATCCGCGCCGCTCCCGATTATTTCTAATTCTCTATTCATATCAGAATGGCAGATCAGAATCAATACTATCCCCAATAGGCGCGCGTTCAACTGGCGCAACATACGGCTCACTGAATGCAGCGGAGAAGAAACTTCCGTTCTTTCCTTGCTTTACCCACAAAGCTACTTCCATCTCTTTGCCGTTTACGTTTACCTTTCCTTTGTAGTCGGGTTGTTTCTCATTCGTCTTTTTGTCGTTCTTAAAGATTGCTCCTGTGTTCGTTTTGTTTTCCATTATGTTGGGTTTATATGTTACTGATAAATGCGATAATTAATGTAATGCTGC